GCGAAGAGCAGATTGATTTCAGAACCAAGGTTGGGGAGGTCATGGCTCGACTTGAGGCTGGGGAAAAAAAAGCGTCTCTTGGTGCAAGCAGGGGAACTTTTGGCCTAATTACACAAGGCAAGCAAGAGGTGGCCGCCGCAGAAAAAGAACTCCGCAAACTGCGTGGCGGTGAACGTCCGTTGCTAAGTGGCGCATCTTTGCCGAGGTGACCGCATGGACAAGATGAAGGCCAAGGTTGCCAAAGTGATGCGCGAGTACAAGGCCGGCAAGCTCAAGTCGAGTTCTGGTCAGAAGGTCAAGTCGCGTGACCAGGCTGTTGCAATCGCAATGTCCGAAGCTGGCATGGAGAAGAAAAAGTGAAAGAGGTCTGGGAGAAAGAGCGTCCTGACAATCTTGGCAAGCCCAAGAAGTTGACCCCGATGCAGAAGGCCGCCGCCAAGAAGATGGCGAAGAAGGGTGGCCGCCCGTATCCGAATCTGGTCGACAACATGCGCGCCGCGAAGGGCAAGTAAGTGGCCGTCACTCAGGTCTACCTGGAGTCTGGTGATACCAAGTCGCGGTTCGTCACCAATACCCAGAAGAACAACGCCGGCAACATGGTGGTGGCAGGTGCAGACGCGCCGCTCATCATGGTCGACGTTAACCACCAGCGTAACCACGATGGCCGCGCATGGTTTGCGTACAAGATGTACCCGTCAAGCGCGCCTCTTGCGTCTGGCTCAAGCATTGACATCGTGATGGCCGCCGGCGCAGGCATCTTTCCCCACCTGACTTTGGATGCGCTGTGTCTTGGTGATGCCGAGCTTTACATCTACGAAGGCACTTCTGCTACCGGCGGAACTTCGTTCACGCCTATCAACCGCAACCGGAACTACAACACGTCCACCAGCGGCGTTGCGATGATCATCAATCCGACGGTCAGCTCGCTTGGCACTCAGCTTGACGCAGAAATCATTCCCGGTGGTTCTGGCAAAAAGTCTGGCGGCGGCACCGCTGGATCGCTTGAGTATGTGCTTAAGCCACTGACTAACTATCTGTTCCGCCTGACCAACGTCAACGGGGCCTCGCACGCAGCTCACCTAGCACTGGAATGGTATGAGTGACGAGCCGATTAAAGACCCAAAGGGAGGGCTGACCGCAGCCGGCCGCGCTTACTTTAAGCGCAAAGAAGGCGCCGACCTTAAGCCGGGGGTGAAGGGCGCCGCCGATACGCCGGAGAAGATGCGCCGCAAGGGCAGCTTCCTCACTAGGTTCTACACCAACCCGAGCGGGCCGCTCACGAAGGACGATGGCGAGCCGACGCGCCTTGCGCTGGCGGCACGCGCATGGGGCGAGCCCGCGCCCACCAATGCATCTGCCGCTGCACGCCTGGCCGAGAAGGGCCGCAACCTGCTGAAAAAATACGAAGGGACGAAAAATGGCTGAGATGATGCGCTTGAATGTCGACGACATCATCAAGCGGCACGAGATTGCGCTGCGCAAGAAGGACGACTTCCGCAGTCTGTACGAGGACTGCTACGAGTTCGCCCTGCCGCAACGGAACCTGTACGACGGATACTGGGAGGGCAAGGTCGCCGGCCAAAAGAAGATGGCCCGCGTGTTCGACTCGACCGCTATCAACAGCACGCAGCGGTTTGCCAACCGTCTGCAGTCGGGCATCTTTCCGCCGCAGCGCAAGTGGTGCAAGCTGGAGCCGGGGCCGGACATCCCGCAGGAGCGCAGGACTCAGGCCCAGGCCGCGCTAGACGTATACACCGACAAGATGTTCGCCGTGCTGAAGCAGTCGAACTTCGACATCGCGATGGGCGAGTTCTTGCTTGACCTTGCGGTCGGCACGGCAGTGATGATGATTCAGCCTGGCGATGATGTGTCGCCGATCAACTTTGTGCCGGTGCCGCAGTTCCTTGTCAGCATCGAGGAAGGTGCCAACGGCCAGGTCGACAACGTGTACCGACGGATGCGCATCAAGGGTGAAGTCATCTCGCGCCAGTGGCCGGATGCCAAGATCGAAGGGCAGCTCAAGTCTGCCATCGAACTCAAGCCCTCTGAAGACATCGACCTCATTGAGGCCACGGTCTATGACGCGAAGCGCGGCGATTACTGCTACCACGTCATCCATAAGGAGACCAAGAGCGAGATTGTCTACCGGCGCATGAAGGTGTCGCCTTGGGTGGTGTCGCGTTACATGAAGGTGGCCGGAGAAGTGTACGGTCGCGGCCCGCTGGTGACCGCACTGCCGGACATCAAGACGCTGAACAAGACCAAGGAGCTGCTGCTCAAGAATGCCAGCCTTGCTATCGCCGGCGTCTACACCGCAGCCGACGACGGTGTGCTGAACCGGCAACGGTCAAGATCGTGCCAGGCGCCATCATCCCTGTGGCCCGCAACGGTGGCCCGCAGGGAGAGTCGCTGCGTGCGCTGCCTCGAGCCGGAGACTTCAACGTCAGCCAGCTGGTCATCAATGACCTGTCGCAAAACATCAAGCGCATCCTGTTGGATGAGTCGCTGCCGCCAGACAACATGAGCGCACGCTCGGCCACCGAGGTGGTGGAGCGCATGAAGGAACTCGCGCAGAACCTGGGCTCGGCATTTGGCCGTCTCATCAACGAGACGATGATCCCGACCGTATCGAAGATTCTGCAGGTTATGGATGACCGCGGCCTGATAGATTTACCTTTGCGCGTCAACGGTCTTGAGGTCAAGGTGGCGCCGGTGTCTCCGCTTGCGATGGCGCAGAACATGGAAGAGGTCAACAACGTCCTGCAGTTCGCCCAGATCGCTCAGGGCGCTGGCCCCGAAGGGCAGATGACGCTCAAGGTCGGCCCGATGCTTGACCTGATTGCCGAGAAGCTTGGGGTGCCAGCGGCAGTGCGCAACTCTCCAGAGGAGCGCGCCCTGATGGCGAAGGACATGGCGCAGCAGGCGCAGGCGCTCGCAGCGCAAAACCCTGAGGCTGCGGCGGGCGCGGTGGCGCAGATGGTTGGAGGCTGATATGGATTACGGATATGGCAGCCGCAAAGACGGCAACAAGAAGGGGCGCGGGTATTTTGGGGAACTCAAGCGCCCAGATGGTGGTGTATCTACCGAATTGTCAATCGGCGTTTCAATCGACGATAAAGAGGTTGAGATTCCCCTGTTGGTTCCGACGCTCAATAAGTCCGAAGTGGCTCGCCTTTTGAAAGACAAGCCGCCCACCGAGGCCATAATCAAAAAGGCATTCGATCACGCAATCATGCGGATGAAGCAGGGCAAGTCGCCCTTTGCAGACGACGATGATGAAATGATGGAGATGGAGTGAGCTGGGACGATCTTGAGGCAATCCCAACCGACATCCGAGACGTAGCACAACGGTCTGAAGACCTAGACCGTTTGTGCCTGCGCGTACTCGGTTCCGAAGATGGACAGAAACTCATGGCATGGCTACGCGCCACGCTATTGGAGCAACCCGTCGCCGTGCCGGGTGCGGTTGCAGACTTTGCGTTCTACCGTGAAGGGCAGAACAGCGTCGTCCGCGACATCGAAGCACGGATTAAACGCGCAAGGAACCTGTGATGGAAATGCAAGACAACGAGCCCAGCTCGACGCCGGAAACGGCAGACGCTGGCCTACTCGACTCGGCGACTCTGCCCGATGATAGTCAAGGCCAGCAGGATACCTCGCAAGTACAGATTGACCACAAGCAGGCGCCGGAGCAGGACGACGGCCCGCTGGAGCGTCCTGACTGGTGGCCGGAGAACTTCTGGAAGCAGGACGAGCCCGACCTGGAGGGCATTGCCAAAAGCTGGAGTGACCTGCGCAAGCAGATCGCCCAAGGCAAGCACAAAGCTCCGGCGGACGGCAAGTACGACACCAGCGCATTTGCCGGCATCCCCGAGGATGACCCAGTGCGCAATCACGTTCTGTCGTGGGCATCTGAGTTTGGCGTAAGCCAGGCTGCGCTCGACAAACTGGTCGGCGATGTTGTTGCCATGCAAGGCGAGCAGTCCGCTCAATTTAAGGCCAACTACGAATCCGAGCGTAAAGCTCTTGGCCCGAATGCCGATTCGATGATTAAGGGCATGGTTGATTGGGCCGCCGGCCTGGTGCAGAAAGGCGTCTGGTCAAAGGACGACTTCGAGGAGTTCAAGATTATGGGCGGCACAGCCCGAGGATTGCGTGCGTTTATGAAACTGCGCAGCAGTCTTGAGAACTACAGTGTGCCGACCAGCTCCATGCCGGTTGATGGAGCGCCAAGCAAGGACGAGCTTTACCAGATGGTCGCCGATCCTCGCTATACCAGCGACACCGCATATCGCAAGAAAGTGGAGCGGATGTTCCAGGAAACTTTCTCGGAGTAGAATTAACTCCGCTTTCCTCCTCTCAAGTAATAACTGACCCGCCTTCGTGCGGGTCTTTTTTTGCCAACCTATAAATGCTGTTGCATTTTATCTGCCGCGCCTGTAAAAGCGCGATAAGGCTAATCGGGTAACCGACCCTGACCGCAGCGAGACGCTGACGAGTGGCTGCCGTAAGCAGCAAGCAATCGGCCCAGGCAACTGGCTCACCGGCGCGGCAAACAAACTTTTGTCAATTTAACAAGGAGTACGAAATGGCTATCTCTCTGAGCAATGCCTTCGTCACCCTGTTTGATGCCGAGGTCAAGCAAGCCTACCAAGGTAAGGCCATGCTTGTGCCCGCCGTGCGTCAACGTCGTGGCGTTGAAGGCAGCACTGTCAAGTTCCCGAAGGTCGGCAAGGGCGTCGCTACGCTGCGCGTTCCGCAGACCGATGTGACCCCGATGAACGTCGGTTTCAGCAACGTCACCTGCACGCTGCAGGATTGGAATGCTGCCGAGTATTCGGACATCTTCTCGCAAGCCAAGGTCAACTTCGACGAGCGTCAAGAGCTGGTGCAAGTGGTTGCCAGCGCAATGGGCCGTCGCCAAGACCAGCTTATCCTCGACGCCCTGGCCG